CTACTCGCCTGCGAGTAGTAATGGTGTCTAGTCGTAAAACGCCTGAGCGTTTTCTAGACTCGGTCGAGGAGAAGTTTGAGCGTTTTGTGGGGCTTTTGCAGGACACCTATGGTGTCAAGCTAAGTTTCCCTACGTTCACTTCTTCGGCGGACCTCAAGTCGTTCTGTTCAGGACTTCTTGAGGGCCGTTGTCACCCCTGGTCTCAGCAGATCTCTCGGTTGTCTAAGGACTCCCGTTGGTCTCTGAGTTTTTCGTTGTTTCTCTTTCGGAAGGTCATTCCATCCGAGAAACCCCAGGTGGGCCTCTATGTAAAAAGAATGTGCGAACCTTCGGATCTACCTGATCCAGGCTTTGTTCGATTTGCCTTGCAAGAAACAAGGAAATTGTTCCCAGTTGGCTGGGATCGTTCTTATTTGGATAAGTGCTCCACAAGCAGCCTTCCTTTGAGTTCGTGCTACGAATCTGGGAGGAAGGCTGGAGGTTGTAGAGGTTTGGATGAACAGAGTAGGTGGGATCGTGAGGACTTTTGTGCTTACGTGACTGAATCTGTCGCCCCTCGAAGACGTGGGTTTTCTCGCGTACAAGCAATAGAGACTGGTGGCAAGTGGCGGACCATTTCGATCCCTCCGAGGATCGACAATGCTTTGCGTCCACTTCATCAGTGCTTGTATGACAGGTTGTCTCAAGAAGCATGGTTGTTACGGGGCGATGCCAAAGCGTCTCGGTTCAGTGATTTCTCCAAAGTGCATGGAGAGGTTTTTGTCAGTGGTGATTATGAGTCAGCCACTGACAATCTGAACGGCTGTTTACAGGCCGCGATCATGCACCAACTGCTAGGTAACGCAAGGCACGTTCCCGACGGGATACGGTACCACGCTCTGTCCACTTTTGAGTCTCTACTCGAGGGTGACGGGGTACGCGGATTTCAGGGCCGCGGGCAGTTGATGGGACAGTTGACTTCTTTCCCTTTACTTTGTTTGATCAACTACATCACGTTCAAGTACTCCATCCCCAGGGATGTTCCGGTCAAGATAAACGGCGATGACATTGTTTTTCGTTCAACACGAGAAGAATGTGATCGGTGGTTTAAGAACGTCGGTAGTGGTGGTCTCACGCTCTCGAAAGGAAAAACCCTTGTGGATTCTTCGATGTTTTCGTTGAATTCCCACTTGTTCCGATCGACTTTGACAGGTTGTAGAGCTGTTCCCTTCTTAAGGAGCACTTGCATATGGCCTTCTAAGCAAAATGAGTGTGAAAGGATTGCGTCCCTGGCCAGCAGGTTTTATGGCACGGGAATGGGGTTCGGAAGACAAAGGAAAGCGGTTATCCACCGTTTTTTTCTTTTCGAGAATGCCTCATCTGTACTTCGGTGCAGGCGGTCTTTGACAAGGGGAATGGGAATGAAGGTGGAAAGGCAGGCTTTGCACGACACGCGGTTGTGGCATCGGGAACTTTTCTATTTGGAGAAGATTAGTGAACCCGAGCTACCGGCATTCTCATACTCGGAGTACCGGTGCAAAGACCTCCCCGTCGGATGGACTAGAGTAAGTCCTCATCGCTATAGTGATAAGAAAGGTATGGCCATTTTGCGTGGATGGAAGTACCGTTTGGCCTTTGAAATGGTCAAAAATGCTTGGCGGTCCGATGTGTTGACCGACTCAGATGCGAAAGAGCGTTGGATGTCTGCCTGCGACACGGGCGCAGACAGATACGGTTGCGGTTTCATGACCGCCCGTATGGCAAAGTTACTAAAGATGACCCGCAAGGATTGTTGGAAGTACTGCTACATGCGACGGGACGCTTCCGTCTTCGGGCGTGTGCGTTTTACCCGCACGACAGGGGTGCTAAGACCGTGTCAGAAGGTTCACCTGACTATTTGTGAGCCACAGACAAAGCCTGAGTTGGAGTTGCCCGCTGGGTTCTCTGGTTCCGTCCTCCTTCGAGATGGGCGTGCCAGTGTATCTTGGGCACCTCCAGCCTCACTCTTGTAACACTGAGTACCAAACTTTCCCGGCAGATGGTGTCCCCATGGGTCTTACGTCTGCTGGAGCCGGAAATTACCGGTGGCCTCTGGTCGTGATTGTGCGGTGGCTAAGCC